CTGCATCGTGAACTGGGCGATCTGAGCCTGGATCAGGCCGAGTGCCCCCTGCTCCTTGGCGTCCTCCACGATCTCCTCAAAGATTTCCTGCATCTTCTGGTCGGGGAACTGCACCCCGAGATCGCGCAGTGCGCCACGCTTGGACTCCAGACCCATCGCCATCTTTGCCTGAATCTCGTTGATCTTGATGAGCGTGTCCATCGGCATGGGCGACGGCCAGTCCACGTAGGTCCGGTACGACAGAGCGTCCCGGGGATCGAGCACGTCCAACTGGTCGGGCTTCAGCGGTACGCCAGCGACGAACGGGTCGTACTGCGACAACTGTGGCTCGTACAGGAAGACGTGCTTCATGATGAGCGTGTTGATCCGCTCAAACAGGTGGACGTACTGGACCTTCTTGCGGTCGTGCTTCAGCATCAGCGGCTGGTACTGCAACTGAAGGGCCGTGCCGGAGGTGTTGGAGATGGGCTGGAGCGTGCCGAGAGCGCCACCAGGGACACCGGTCAACTCGTGCATCGCCTGCTTCAACATCTCCATGTACCCGAGCGGGCCGGTGAAGTTGGTCTGCAACTCCAGGTTCTGGATGCTGGCGTCTTTGTTGCCGATCGCCCAGACCTTCTTGGCACCCTTCTCCAGATTGGAGGCCTTGGCACCGATGATGACAGTGACCGGGCTGGCGTGGTAGTTGATGATGTCCGAGATTTCGGTGGCCTTCTCGTTGTACTCCCGGTTCAGGCCGATGATGTCGTTGATGTCGGCCAGTCCCCACGGGCTGGAGGCCACCGGGAAGTTCGGGCAGAAGGCAATCGGAATCTCACCGAGCGGGTTCGGTCGGGCGTCGATCAACTCGTCGTTGATGTACTCCTCGATCATGTCCTCGGTCATTAGTTCCACGTAGGTGAAGACCTGACGGGTGCCGTCCCCGGCCGTCCCCCAGAACTTGTACTTCAACTTGAACCGGATCAGACGGGAGCGGTCGTGGGGGTGGAACTCGGGGAAGCAGAAGGCCGGGTTGAGGGGGAGCACCCGAATCTTGCCCTCGACGGGGATGCCTGCTGCGTCCACGTATGGCTCTTCATACGCCACTTTCACGAACACGTCGCCCGACACCGAACCCAGTTGGCCGATCTCGGTGATGACGGCGGGCTTGTTGTTGTGGATTTCCCAGACCCGCTTCAGGGCGTGGGGGATGATGGCCGAGGTCGCCTCGGGGCTGTGGAAGTTGACGCCCTTGCCGAAGGAGAAGTTGACCAGGAAGTCCGAGAAGGCCCGCACCCAGTTGAACGTCAACTGGGCCTCGCCCGCCTCACGGCGGTACGCCCAGTGGTGACCCAGGTACCTTTATATCCAGGCCCAGTTGCTCGCATAACGGTTGAGTCGAGGTCCATGGACCTCAAACTCCTCGTCTGCGAGTTCAACCAGGCCCAAGGGACTGATGGCAATGGTCAGGTCGCTCTGCGATGCGCGATACGACGGTGACTGAAAAGAGATGCCACTCACGTGTCCTTCACCCCCTCTCCTGCTGCGGCACGCCGTGCCTCCCGAATGTAAGCAGCAGCCCGCTCCAGCCGGTCGGGGTCATCCCCGAAATAGCCGAGGCCAGGGTTGCAAAGGTTGCAGAGTAGCCCACGAACCATGTTGTCACAGTGATCGTGGTCTACGTGAACACGTGTCTCGCTCAACGGAAGGGCGCAGATGGCGCAACGGCCCAACTGGAGCGAGTACAGGTGGTCGAACTCCTCAGCCGAGATTCCGTACTTGCGGGTGCGCCGCCGCATGTTGTCGTGGGCATTGGCTGGGGTGGCCCGCCGACGCTCTTGGATGATGCGCTTGGTGTCCCGCTCCCGGCAGACCGGGGAGCAGTAGACCTGCTCCCGCAGACGGGCGGGGTAGCACGTTTCCCCCTCGGAGATGACCACGTCGCAGCGAGGGTGGCCGCAGGCGATGGTCAGGTCAGACTGCGAAGCCCGGTATGACGGGGACTGGAACGAAACGCCGCTCATGCCACACGCCAAAGTTTCGGAGACATTGGTACACTATGCCACATGATCGAACTGGATGATGACACATCAGCGGTGGTGCTGGCGATTCTGGATGCGCTGCAGGGGCCGATGGACGGCGAGGCTGGAGCGCTGGTGCTGCGGCAAGCACGCTTTGCCCTACCTCGCCTGGAGCAGGCGTTCGCTGACGCAGGGATCGACCCTGACGATCTGGCGATGCCCGACATCCCGCTGATGGTGCCCGGGTCGAAGCACATCAGTCCCTAACCCCTGGCCCAGTTGTGCAGGACCGGGTGACCGGAGCGTGGGTCGAAGTACGGCTGACCTGTACGCGCCGGACCCTGGCTGCGCCCACCATGCTGCTCCAGAGCCTTCATGTGAACCCACGAGATGGCTTGGCCCTCAGACGAGGACAGCCCGAACTGGTTGGACACGCCGCGGATGATGTTCTCAGCCTGCTCGTAGCGGGAGGTCCCCCGGGCCAAGTTGGCCGAGGAGATACCGCGGCCCGTAGTCCACGGCATCAACCGGTTGTAGATCGTGTCGTTGGCACGGCCGTCCACGGTGGCGAAGGCGTTGTCGGTCGGGTCGTTGATGTTGTGCATGAACCGGTTGGTCTTCGGCGCACCCCGAGGGTCCAACACCCTGTCGGGATGCTCGCCCTGGAGCAGGCGACCGACCTTCTGCACGTTCGGCAGCGGCGCACGGGAGATGGACAGACCGATCAGGTGACTCCGAGCCGCCTCTTGCGAGGCCTTGGCAGAGGCGTGGTCGTCAGAGGTGTTCGCCGCCATGATGTCGGCCCACTGGTGGCCCTTCAGCGAGCGAATCTCCTTGAAGGCGTGGATGTTGGCGCTTTCCCAGTCCATGTTCGGGCTGACTGCGGCGACCATGGCCGAACCCGTGAGCATCTTGTCGTCCGCCGAGGACAGGAACCCCCGAGAGGAGATGCCCTTGCGGACCGCCTCATTGACCTTTGGATACCAGAGTTTGCCCTCTGCGACGTGCTCGGCCGAGGCCGACTCGATCGAGTGAGCGAAGTTCGACGCACCGACAAGTTGGTTGGCGGGGTCGTGAAGGTCGGCGTACGGGAACTTCCAGGCCATCTCAGGTGCGCCCGAATCGGTGAACCTCGGCTCACCGCTGCGACTGGTCACCTGGTACTGCGTCCCTTCACCACCGAGTTGGGGGAATGATCTGCGGGGTGCGCGAGGCATGTCAGTACCTCTTCGTCGGTCGCTGCCAGCCCTTGGAGATAGCAGCGCCACGCTGCTTCTCACCGATCTGGGTGCGGGTGGGAGCGAGGCCAGGGGGCAACTGCCCGACCTTCATGTACTTGTCCAACGCCGCCTGGATCGGCGCAGGCGTGTCGTTGACGAACGTCCACCCGCTGGCCAGTCGATCCGTGGATCGCAGAATCAGTGGACGGACGTTCTTGACCGGGCGACCAGCGGGAGCAGTCTGAAACGACTTCAGTGCTGCCTGCATGCCCTGCATGGCAGGGTGCTGGAACATCAGCGACCGCCAGCGCTACGGGGGCCGCTGCCCTTCCAGGAACGTAGTTTCAGCGGGTACGCCTCGTTGAAGGCGTCCATGTCCTCACGGGCGAGCGTGAGCGCCGCCAGGGGAAGGTTCGGGAAGTCCCTCTCGTTGAGGACTTCCTTGCTGACCTGCCTGTTCGGGTGCAGTTCGTCTCGTTGTCCACCGTTCAGGCGTGTCATGTGAACCCTCCGCTAGTCGTTGTCGTCGGGACCGAATCGGTCGTGCAGTTCGTCCCAGTCCCCGTAGAACCGCTGCTTGGTCGTGGTCACGAACTCTCCGGCCCTGTACTTCTCCGGTCCGACCTGACGGTTCGGGTGGTTCTCATCCCGCTGGCCACCGTTGGGGAACGTCATGTCAGTCTTCCCTCCACCCGCCGTAGTTCTCGGCGTTGTCGTCCTCGGGGAAGCGGTTGTTGGTGTGGAGGGGGCTGCGGGGGTCCGTGCCGAACTCCTTGTCCAGGCGCATGTTGTCCTCACGCGTGAACGATCCACGCCCTACCTGACGGTTGGGGTGCAGTTCATCCCGCTGGCCACCGTTCAGGCGGGTCATGGATCAGTCCTGGACCATGGCCGGGTTGAAGCGACGGATGCGGGTCTCGCTGCCGTACTCCAACTCGAACTGCGGCATGCCATGAGCGGCCGTCACGCCGTAGACGAAGTCGTTGAGCATCGTCGGGGCTTCGATCCACGAAGCGCTGCCGACATGGGCACGCTCGCGGGTCGTCTCCATCTCGCCCTTGATGGTCGTGAACGAGCGGCCGCGCATGTCACCGGCCGTGTCGCCGTATGCACCACGGCCGAACTCGTTGGGGACATCGGTGTCAGTGGCGACACCCTCCTCAAACCGGAGCGGACCACGACGGATGTTGTTGACGGCGACAGCACTCTCGTACTGCACTTCCTGCGGGGGATACGCCACTGTGAGCCTCCTTCGACTGTGATACCGAGATTACACGAAAACGTGGTGAAGTGTGTCACTTACCCGAGAGTGAGTCGATCACAGCCCACGTCTTCGGGCCGACGACGCCGTCTGCTGCGGCCATGCCAAGGAACTTCTGGAGGTTACGGACAGCCTTCGTCGTAGAGGGGCCGAAGTCCCCGTCCACCGTGATCGGCTGGCTGGCCTTCAGCCGCAGCACGCCTTGGAGGTAGCGGGTCAGGTCAAAGTCCTCGGGAGTGGGAGGTGTTGCCGTCTCACGCAGCGTCTTCTTGTTCGGGTTCAGCGGGTACAAGCCCCACACACCGTTGGCCGGGTCGAACAGAACCGGCTGCGGGAGCGGCGGAGGGGGGTTGGTGCTGACGCTCCCTCGGTTGGCGATCGGCGTGTCGTTGCTCCAGTTGGAGCGATCCGTCTCAATGTGGAGCCATGTGGCCCAAGACTGACCCATTCCGGTGCCAGCGTTGGCGGGCTGGGGACGCCACCATGTCAACGACGACTGGCCTGGGTAGCGGTTGGCGTGCCAGATACGGCTGTTGGAGTAGTCGTGGATCGCTTGTACGCCGAGAGCCTCGTAGTTCTGAACGAGCCACGCCAGACAGTTGGAGCGGGCGGCACTGTCAGGAAGACGCCAGTCGATTGCAGCACCGAATCCATGCGATGACGGGGATGAACCACCACGAACCGGGCGCACTCCAAAGCCGCCGTTGAATGATCCGCCGAAACGCTTGCCCAGTTCATCCCGCAACGCTTCCAGGGTGGGGGACAGACGGCGGTAGGGAGCGGCCCCGGGAGCGAGTCGGCTGGTCTGCCAGTTGAAGAAGGTGACGGGCATGGTGTTATGCGCCTTTCAGGAGTCCGGTGAAACAGGTGTGTGCCCCGATGTGAACGACGCCGATCGGCTGGCGAGGATTCCCCTCACCATCGTCAACCCGCGATCGTTGATTGCCTTCTGCTCGGGGGAGTGGAGGGTCGTTCCCTCTACCAGAGGTGGAGGGGTCTGGTCATCAAAGAGCGCCATCTGGCCGGTCGGAGCGGGTCCTGCAACCTGCTTGCGTACCCGGTTCTTCTGAATCTGCGCCTTGGTGTAGTCGTCTCGACTGAGGTCCACCCCGGTGAGGGTAACACAGCACACTCACAAAGGCTTGTGGTCCTCAGGGATGTCGTAGATGTCGTAGTCCAACGGCTTGTACCTACGAGTCTCGTTGGGACGCATCGGCCGGATGTTCTCCTCGTTCGGCTTGACCCACTCGCCCTGGGCGTTCTTACGGGAGTACGACGGAGTTCCCGCCAGCGCCGGGTGCGGCACGAACCCGGCCGACTCGGTCTCGCCCGTCTTGTCGTTGGTGTACTGCACCTCGGACAGCATTGAAAGTTGCTTTCCGGCCTTCCGAGACTCCCGGTAAGCGTCGTATGCCTCCGCACCCGCCTGCTTCAGTCCGTTTTGACGGAGTGCTCGCACAGCGTGCGGCGAGGTGGACATCAACTTGTGGAGCAGAGCAGTCGGGGTTTCGGCGTTGGCCAGTTCGCCGGTCGCAGAGGTGTGGGCACGACTCGCTGAGTACACGGCCCGGTCGGTGTCGGTTTGCCAGTAACGGGACTGGGTGCCATAGCCCTGCTGAAGGCCTGAGTGGTGCTCAAAGTTCGGGTACTGGGTTGCCGCATAGCGGTCTGCGAAGCCGTCAGCGACACCTTCGGAACGCGGTTCGGGGTTACGCATGGAACCCATCGCCGTAGTTCTGTCCCACGATCCCTCGGTGCGATGGGCACGCCAATCGGCACGGTGCCCAAGTTCATGGAGGGTGGTGTCCCGGCTCACGCCGAACCCTGGGTCGGCTGGGTCGGTGCCGGGCTTGGCAATGGTGTGGAGTGTGATCGCCCCACTCTCAGGGTGGTAGGACCCACCCCCCTCGCTACCGGGCGTCCACGACAACGTAGTGCGGCCACCCAGGGCACCGATCAACTCGTTCGGCATCCGTGATCCGGTGATCGCCTGGCGCAGTGCCCGACCACCCTTTTCGTGGAAATCGGAGTACTGCTCGCGGGAGTGGCGGGTCATATCGGCAGTGACACTGTGCGGGTGCCGGTCGGCAGCAGCGACCCTCTCTCCGGTGTCCTCGCCGTAGTTGGGGAACAGCACGCCCTGCGTGGGCTGTCCGTGGCGCTGGACGAACCGCTGCGCCTCTTCTTCGGTTTCGACTATGCCGTTGTCAAACGCGCTCTGGGTGCCACGCTTGGCTATCGGGCCGTACAACGCCAACTCATCGGCGTCGTACCGACCGCCGTCCAGATGCAGGCCACCGTCAGAGAGCGGCATGTGCTCTCCGGGACGGATCGCTGATGCTGCTCCGCTCGGCAGCGTCGGGGGGCGACGCAGCATGCGGTCCAGACCGGGGTGGAACTGTCTACCGAGCATTGGTCACGTCCTGAACTGGTGGCGGTTGACGATGCCGTGGTCCCGCTCGGCACGGTAGAGCGACCCATCGAGAGCCACGGAGGTGTCGACGGACCGGTCGATCTCGTTGGCGTCGAAGGCGGTCATGCCTGCCAAACCCTGCTTTGAGCGCTGCTCGGCAACCCAGCGGATGTTCGGATGCGACGACGGATCAGCGAGCACGTCACTGTCCCAGGTGGACACCGGGTGGTTTCGGGGAACTACCGCCGAAAGCGAACCGCTGTCTTCTACGAAGTTACGGTACGGCAGAGCGTTGCCCTGCCGCAGTTGTCGGGCACCGTGGATCATCTTGCGAGAGTCGGTGCCGTCAGAGCGCAGCATCATCGGAGACGCCTCGTCATAACTCATCTGCTCGGCGTAACGACGAGACAACGGGTGCGCTGAGTCCCGTACCGAACCAGAGATGTCGTGGTAGTCGGCGTTACCGGTGCGGGCCTGGTGAATGAGGTCAGCACTGTTGGCCTGCTCGTCGGTGTACTCGACGGGGCTGGTCTTGGACGGGTCCAGCCGCATGGCGTGCAAGGTGGCGCTGTGCTCCCGATCCTCGTTGGGATCGTGGTTCATGGTGTCGGGGTTCAGGCCGGGGTTGTAGTACTGCTCTCCGACCACTGACTGTGTGCGGATGCTCCGGGTCACCTCGCCTAGACGGGCAAACGCTGACTGGCGGGTGCCGACGTGGAACGTCGGCGCTTGGCGGAACTCGTCCCCCCGGTAGGTGCCGTGAAAGACGGTGCCCTCCTGCTCCGACCATTCCTCGGGCGACATCTCGTCGGAGCGCTTGGGGCGGGTGGTGGCGGGGTCGAACAACTGTCCCTGGCCCCCCAAGAACCCGCCGAACCCCTTGCGAACCATGTGCTCCGAATGAGAGATGTCGCCAGCGTCCTCTCGCTCGGTGTCGGTGAGCCACTTGTCGAGCGCCTTGGCCTGCGGGGAATGCGCTGAGAGCCGCAGGGGGGTGCGGAGGAACTCCCGATGACGGCTGGAGAGGGGCATTGGCACGGTGTAATAGTAGCCCTACTTGAAGAACGGGCTGTCGTATTGCTCCACAACAGGCGTCGCCTCGATCTGTGAGCACATGCAGGCCAGGGCGAGCGAATCTACGTAGTCGTCATGGGCGTCCCGCTCGTTCTCGGGTGCCTGAACGAGCATGTACTGGCCTTTCATCACCTTCTCCACGTCGATCATCTGCTGACGGAACTGACGCCAGACCCGAGTCCGGCGAGCCTTGGAGTGGGCCGGGTAGATCACCATGCGGCGCTGGATCAGGGCGATCAGGTGCTTCCACCGATCTGCCTGGTTCTTGGAGTCCGAGTTGAACGGGATCACCTCACAGCGACCGGCAAACAGCCGTTTCAGACGATCGGCCACCGCAGAACCCATACCCTGGGCATCGACACCGATGTAGGCGATCCAGTACTGATCCAGGAACTCCATGATCTGGAAGTACTGCTCTTCCCACTCGGTGTTGTGAATCTCCAGCCAGTTGAGCACCCGGTGCTCGCGGAACCCGGCGTGATCGGGATGGTCCCAGTCCACCCAGCACACCGTCACCACTGTGGAGTCCTTGACACGGGCAGGGTCGATGCCGACCACGACCGGGGTACGCCACCACCCCTTGACCAACTGCATAGACGGGTCACCGAGGTAATCGAGTTCGTCCTCGGTGATGAGCATGCCTCGCTCCAGCATCCACTTCAGTCGGTACGACATCTGGAACTCCTCGGAGTCTTCCCCGAGCCGCAACTTCTCCTTCTGGATGAACTGGGCGTAGTACGGGTTGTACTTGGAGACCACCCGGTCGTCGTACTCAAAGTGGTTCTGCCGCTTGCTCTTGGACCCTCGGCGCTTGTTCAACTGGATCGCCTTGTAGAAGTCGCCCTTGGTGTAGTCGGGAGTGCCGATCTTGCAGATCGACCCGGCGTAGGCGGCGAGCATCGGGTGGATCGACTTGCGGACCACCTGGTCATCGCAGGACTGAGCCTCGTCAATAACGATGATGTGGTACGACGAGCCTTCGATCTTGGCCCTCGGGCTGGCCGTCTGGCGGCGGCAGAACGACCCTGACCGCAACTTGACGATCTTCGACCGGCCGTCAGGCTTCTCGTCAATCTCCGGGTCCGAGAGAATCTGGAACGCCCGATCGCTGGTCAACCGGGAGACGATGCGCCCGAAGACGATCTCGCTCTGCTCGTCCACAGGAGCGAACACCCCGACCCACAGGCCACGCTTGAACCGCTCCAGCATCGGGTACGACAAGGCCAACTTGGGCAGCACAACCATGCAACCAGCCAGCACCGTGGCAAGCGTCTCGGACTTGCCACTCTGGCGTGCCCACAATGCTGTGATCTCCTCGGCGTCACCGATGACCAGCGACTCGATAAGGCGGTATGCGAGCAAGCGCTGGTACGGGCGCAACTCAAACCCGGCGAGTTCCTCGCAGAAGAAGATCACCCGCTTGACCAGTTCGTCCACGAACTCGGCCATGTCCTCGGACAGTTCGACATCGGGGACGCCGCCCTCTGGTTCGTCCGAGGGCTGGGTGTCGTCGGGAGCCTCCTCCCAGACAGACTCCTCGGGAAACCCGAGGTCCTCGACGCCCTGGTTCCAGATGCCTGTGGTGTTCTCCGGTGGCGTATCACGCAGCCATGTGGCCATGTAACAACACTAGCCGTAGAAAAGGAAATGGGCCGA